TCGGGACTCATTTTCTTCATGGACTTCACTTATACCGATGATCTTACTACTAGGAGACTTGGGAATGAGGCTGGAGATTCTATCTATGGCGGCAACGTTGTAGGCCAGCAGCTTACAGGTGGTGTTAGCCTTAGCGGGGAAGCAGGAGAGGATAGTTTTTATAGCTTAAACAATGGTTACTCCTCGCCAACAGCTTCGGTAACGGCACAGGCCCCAGTGGTCGCGCTTACTATTGCGGGTACTGCACTTGGTTCTGACGATGACCTTAACAAGGCTGTTCGTTGGGATCCGGATCTTTCTGGATCTGCCGTTGTTGTTACTGCTGTAGCAAGCACTAATTTAGCGCAGCTTAACTTCAAGAATCTTGTAGCTCTTTCTGCGTCGGCTGTTAACACACCGTCGGTGACGGCAGGGGCGCTCACGGCGTCTGTCCAGGTTCGTCGCTTAACGTCGATCCATACTTCATCTACTGGTGATACGTTTAGAGTGGGCGCAACTAATGTTCTCAAGCTGGTGTTCGAAGGTACAGGCTCTACTGATTCGCTCGCGGACCAGGCGACCCTTATTAAGCAGGAATTAGATGGTGGGGGCGGCGGCGCTCACACACTCGATTTCAGTTATCCCGAGGCTGACGACTTTGCGGCTGCTGCCGCTATCGGTGCAGTTGTGGGGACTACCACCTGGGGACTTGAGAACGAGGCCCGAATTCCGGAGATCGACATCAAGGTCGATTCGGTAAGCGTCACGGCGGTGACCAAGAAGCTCAAGGCCAAGTGGACCCCAGAGCTAGGTCAGGATCTTAATGCTTATCACAACCTTGATGCAGAGGTTGAGCTTACTTCGGTTCTTTCGGAGCATATCGCTCTAGAGATCGATCGTGAGATCCTTGAGGATCTAGTAAAGGGCGGCACTGCCGGTACTCTTTACTGGTCGCGTAGACCCGGTAAGTTCGTCAACCGAGAGAGTGGCTCGGCAATCGGCGGCACTACGGCCAATGAAAGCCTTATGGGCGCGGACTTCACGGGAACAGTGTCCGAGTGGTACGAGACTCTCATTGAGACAATCAATGATGTCTCCGCTAGAATCCACAGAAAGACTCTTCGTGGCGGCGCTAACTTCGTGGTGTGTTCACCTGAAGTTGCTAACCTCATGGAGTTTACTGCTGGATTCCGTGCTTCTGTTACTCATGATGATGACAGAGGAACAGCGGGTGCTGTAAAGGTAGGTAGCCTTAGCAAGAAGTTCGATGTTTACGTCGATCCTTACTTCCCACGTAATGTGGTTCTAATCGGGCGTCGTGGATCAAGCTTCCTTGAGAGTGGCTATGTATACGCACCGTATGTGCCCCTACAGGTCACACCGACGATCTTTGGTACGGAAGATTTCGTACCACGTAAGGGAGTTATGACCCGTTACGCTAAGAAGATGGTACGGCCTGATATGTATGGTCTTGTCATTGTAGAAGATCTACTAGGGTAACTTAGAGCTACTATAGCTTAGAAAAAGGTCCTCACGAAAGTGGGGGCCTTTTTTGTTTCTAAGTCCGAAATGCGTTGATGGGGACTATTTACTCATAGTACAGGAGGCAGCATATATGGCGATGCCCGTTCTATCCCCACAACAAAATTCAAGTATTGTCGTTTTGACTTCAACAGGGAGCACTGCTGAATCAAGTGAAAATGATTATGATAACTCCGCAGCCAATCCCACTAATTATCCTTTTGGAGTTTATTTAGCTAATCAATATGGAGCGACCAATGTAGATTTTATCTCTGGCGCATCCGACCAAGTAGCGTATACATATAAAAAGCTTGGTGGAGATGTACTTGATATTGAGATAACTGTAGGCAACGTTTACACTGCATACGAAGAAGCCGTTCTAGAATATTCTTATATTGTTAATATTCATCAAGCTAAAAATGTTTTAGGAGACTTGATGGGCAATACTACCGGCACTTTTGATCAAGACGGAGAATTGAAGACAGGGGAACTATCTTCAAGTCTTGAGGGAACAAGGGCAGAATTGAAAATGCCAAGATTTACTTTCGAATATTCTAAAAGGGTCGGAAGAGGAACATCGGAAGCGATTGGATTTGGGGGTGGCCTTCCGGAGTATTCTGCATCTTTTAAAAGCTCTAATGACAAACAAGATTATGATTTACAATCAATAATATACTCCGCATCCATAGATGGAACCACAGACGGACTAAGCTTTACTGGCTCTGTGGGCAAAAATAGAATAACTATTAAGAAAGTTTTTTATAAGACACCTCATGCAATGTGGAGGTTCTATGGGTACTACGGAGGCCTGAATGCGGTCGGCAACATGTCAACTTACGGAATGTATTCGGATGACTCTACTTTTGAAGTAATACCGGCGTGGCAAAACAAAGCGCAAGCAATGGCTTATGAAGACGCGATATACACTAGAAACTCTCACTATTCCTACGAGTTAAAAAATAATAAATTAAGGATTTTCCCGGCCCCCACCTCGATGTCGCCCGAAACGTTTTGGGTCCAATTCACGATTAAAACCGACGCCTGGGTGGAACAGTCGGACAAAGAAGGGGGAGCAAACGGTGTTAATAACATGAATACATTACCATTTGCTAATATACCCTATTCAAGCATTAACAGCATTGGGAAACAATGGATTAGAAGATTTGCCTTATCCGCTACAAAAGAGATGCTTGCCCAAGTTAGAGGAAAATTTGGTAATACAATACCGATTCCGGGGGATAGTGTGAATCTTAACGCGACAGAGCTACTTTCTCAGGCGAAGGACGAACAAGAAAAGTTAAGAGAAGAATTAAAGAATGTTCTAGATGAATTAACATATGCGAAACTTTCGGAAAGAGACGCAACGATACAAGCCAATGTAAACAATACAATGAAGGTGGTGCCATCGGGCATATACACGGGATAAGGGGGTATAGATGTCTAAATGGAAACAACCAAATAGCCCGCCTCCTCCCCTCTTCGCTGGTAAGAAAGAGCGCGATCTTGTAAAGCAAGTCAACGATGAGCTTATCGAAAGGGTTGTAGGACAGCAAATTGTTTATTACCCGATAAGCCTGGAGAGCACAGACTTTCATCCTGTTTATGGAGAGGCTATAAAGAAATCTTTCTTACCACCTGTGAGGGTTTATGCTCTAGTCGAGTACGGAGGCACCCAAAGCAGCGGGGATGTGTTCGGAATAGACAAAACTGCAACTATTACTGTTAAATTCCATAAAAGGAGATTACTTGACGATCAAGATTTATATGTGAGAGAGGGCGATTTCGTATTATATGGTGAACAATATTATGAAATTACAATGATAACGTGGCAGAGACAGCTATTTGGACAAATCGACCACAGGTTCGAAATTATTGCTAGTTGCACCAGAGCAAGAGAGGGCCTATTCAATGTCTGATAAAAAAAACGAGCATAAGCAGAAGCTTGATTATGGGTTTACTGGCTTAAAAGACACTTCCAAAATACAAGAAAAGATACTAGAGCCCTCAACTTTAGAAACAATAGATGAATCATTGTATAATTTTGTTAATGATTTGGATATCTTTTCTACAACAAATTCTGGATGGAAAAAGGTACCGGTGATATGGACTTCTGCGGAAAGGGCATTTCATATCAAGGAATCACCGGAGTTACACGACCTAAATGGCAATATTATACTACCGGTGATATCCATAGTTAGGGGTAATATCGTCAAAGACCCTGCAAATCGAGGTGGAATCTTTGGGAATGCGTTGCCTCAAAATGAAGAGGGTGGCACCATAACTATTGCGAGAAGGATCAAACAGGATAAAACATCTAATTTCGCAAATGCGGACGCAAAAAGGACTTATGGTCAAAAAACATTTAAAACGAAAAATAGTAAAATTGTTTATGAAACGATTACAATGCCATTGCCAATTTATGTAGATGTAGAATATTCTATTTACGTTAGAACAGAATACCAGCAGCAAATGAACGAAATAACGGCTCCATTCCTAAATGTCGGGAGAGGGTTAAACTATTTCAGCCTAGGATCCAATGGACATAGATTTGAAGCCTTCCTCGACCCTACTCACAATTTTGAAACAAATGCACTCGATGTAACGGACCAAGAAAAGACATTTTTAACTACAATAAGCCTTAAAGTGAGAGGTTATTTAGTAGGAAGTGACAAGAATCAGGAGCCTCCGAAACTTGTTAGAACACAAAATGCTGTAGAGGTGCGTTTGCCGAAGGAACATGTGATTTTCGGGGATATCCCGGAAACCGATGATAATGCCTTTTATAGAGAGCAGTCGCTGGAAACGAAATAGATTCAATTTTATTCTTTTCGTAGCTTGATTTACTATTTAATAGAGAATAACCGTTTATTTTATGGGAGAGCACTAACATGTCAGTTAAGAAGTTTAAGTTTGTTTCACCTGGAGTATTCATCAATGAAATTGATAACTCCCAAAGACCGAGCACGCCGTCTGGTCGAGGTCCTCTTCTAATAGGAAGAACCGAAAGAGGCCCTGCCATGGTCCCGTACCAAGTGAACTCATTCGCAGAATTTGTAACAGTCTTCGGAACTCCAATTGCGGGGCAGACCAACACGGACGTATGGAGAGATGGAAATTATTCTGCTCCGACGTATGCTTCTTACGCGGCACAAGCTTGGTTGACTAACAACTCCCCTGTAACAATGGTAAGACTCCTTGGTGCTGAAAATTCTAAAGGAACTGGCACTGGAACCGCGCTAGCTGGGTGGACGACCGACAACGAGATCGCCGCCACGGGGGGAGACTCAGCAGCCGCCGGGGGCGCATACGGACTTTGGATCATTACTAGCGGAACAACAGCCGGGACTCCAGTCGCGACGTCACAAACGTCGCCATTTCTTTTTGCCCCTCTCGCAACTGGAACTTTGGGAGCTATTATTTACACAAGGGATGGTTGTCCGCAGCTAAGCGGCACAACTCCGGGGTTCGAGAGCCAGGACATTGCGCCGGGCGATTCCGGCTGGGATGTCACGGGCTCCGCTGTTTGGGTAAAATCCGTCGCGGACAAAACATTCAGACTTAATGTAGTAGAGGGTACTGCCGCCTCGGTCACCGCCTCCACTGATGTGGTATTTAACTTTGACAGGACTTCAAACAAATACATTAGAAAGGTTCTTAATACTAATCCAATTTTGACGAATACCAGTGTTACGACAAAAACTGTTAACTACTGGGTAGGCGAGACTTTTGAGAGACAGGTATACGCCAACTGCACAGGGACTGTCCAGTGGGCTTGTATTCTTCCAATGGCTCAGTTCGGAACTGCGTCTAGTCAGTGGCAAGAACATAACTATTCGATGAAGAGATCCAAGACTGGCTGGTTTATCGGACAGGACCTGAGATCTACCCCCGGCAGCGCTGTCCATGATACTAATGTTCTATCCCCTGTCTACACTCCCGAGGATATGCAGAAGCTATTCCGCATCCATTCTCTTGGATGGGGCGAGTGGAATCAAAACAATCTAAAAATCTCTATTGAGGCAGTAAGCGCTCCTACTAATAATTCTAATCCATATGGTCTTTTCTCCGTAAGAGTAAGGAAAATAGAGGACAATGATGGCGCTCTCAAAACGGTTGAACTCTTTGATAACTGCAACCTTAATCCCAATTCAGAAAACTATGTGGGCAAAAAGATTGGCGATAGATATGTTGAGTGGAATGAGGATACAAAGCGATACATCGATCATGGCTCCCATAATAATAATTCTCAATTTATTAGAGTTGAGATGAATGCGGATGTGGACGATGCCGTAACGGATCCATCGTATTTACCGTATGGCGTTTACGGGCATCCAAGATTCGCCCCCTGGCGATTCATGTCTGGAACGTCAGGTCCTCTTAAACTTGGGAGTGCCACAACTTCTGGATCCGAGGATTACGTTAATACTTATGTATCATCTCCTAATGGAGGGGTTACATCTTATTCCCCCGGAGGCCAGTACCAGATAGATAATTACTCCGTCGCTTCTTGGATTGCTATTGCACCTACGGCGTCTAAGCACAACGATGCTTACCCCCTCTCACACGCCCCGATGGTATTCCCTGCTGTGCCGATGAGATCTGGTGCCCTTGATGGAAATATCCAGAGCCCAAGAGTGGCTTACTTCGGCGCAGATCTTCTTAGAAAAGAAGGGTCAGTCTTCTATCTTGATTTTGAGAAGTCGAACAGAGATATTCTCAGGGCACTCCCGGATAGTCATAAGGATAGTGACACTGTGGCTAACCAGCTTGAATGGTCATGGGTCTTCTCTCTTGATGATTTGAGTGGTACTTATGGTAACAGCGTCAATTACATGTCTGGCAGTCGAGCCGAAGGGCGTTCCATCACGGCAGCCTCTGGCTCCTGGAAAGACGTTCTAACAGCCGGATTTAATAAATTCACAACTGTATTGTATGGAGGTTTCGACGGCCTGAGGATTAATGAATCGGAGCCGTTCAGGAATACGTTTACAGCAGATGGAACTGAGCTAACAAACTATGCCTACAACTCCGCTAAGAGGGCTATCGATGCTGTTAAGGACCCGGAGGTGGTTGATTATAACCTTGCTGTGGCCCCTGGTATCACCACCAGTGGACTAACGGATCATTTAATGAATATATGTGAGGATCGCGGTGACGCCATGGCGATTGTTGATCTCGCGGGAGGCTACACTCCTAGCACGGAGAATACAACTGCGCAATCAGGGCGATTAGGGAGCGTGAACTCAACTGTAACGAGCCTAAATAATCGCGGTCTAAATACAAGTTATGGGTGTGCTTACTATCCCTGGGTACAGATGAGAGACACTTTAAATAACGCCACTGTTTGGATGCCGCCTTCTGTGGCCGCGTTGGGGGCTATGTCAAGCGGCGAGAGAAAGCAGGAACTATGGTTTGCTCCGGCGGGTTTCAATAGAGGTGGTCTTTCAAAGGGCGACGCAGGGATCCCGGTTGTAGGAGTCTCGGAGAAACTCACGTCTGAGGACCGTGATACACTTTATGATGCAAACATTAATCCGATTGCATCGTTCCCGAATGAAGGCGTTGTAATCTTCGGACAGAAGACATTACAAGTAACACCCTCCGCCTTGGACAGAATCAATGTTAGAAGACTGATGATTTATGTCAAAAAGAATATTTCGCAGATGGCCAATCAAGTTCTATTTGACCAAAATACTATCACAACGTGGAACAGGTTCACAGGCAAGGTTAATCCATTCTTGGCCAGCATTAAAGCTAGATTCGGCTTGGATGACTTCAAGGTTGTATTAGACAATACAACGACAACTCCTGATTTAGTTGATAGAAATATTATCTATGCGAAGATTTTCTTAAAGCCAACGAAGGCTGTAGAATACATCGCTATTGACTTCACTATTACTAACAGTGGAGCATCTTTCGAAGATTAAAAACAAAACAAACACCTATTTAGATTATAGAGGAGAAACAAAAACATGGGGTCAACTTCATTCTGGTCTGATCAAAGTATTGAGCCAAAGAGAAAATCAAGATTTATTTTATCACTAGGTGGTATTGAACACTGGATCGTAAAGTCGGGAGCGAAGCCAAGTTTTGACATAAACGTCACCGAACACACCTACTTGAATCATAAGTTCTATTACCCCGGAACCGTCACTTGGAATGAAATTGAAGTTGTATTGGTTGATCCCCTACGACCTGATTCGACCGCTACCATGTATGAGGTCCTTATGGCTTCGGGCTATATTCCCCCCACAAGCCAAGCAGAGGCGGAGTCTGGGACGGTCTCCAAGAAAAACTCCACTGCCGCTATGAATAACGTAACGATTTCGCACGTAGGTCCGGGTGGCGTGAACGACATCCTTGATACATGGACGTTACAAAACACCTTCGTCTCCAGGGTTAACTGGGGAGACTTAAGTTATGAAGATGATAGTCTTGTTGACATTACTGTTGGATTAAGATATGATTTTGCTCTATACACCACAACAAGCACTCCTTCAAGTGGAATTTAAGAACTAATAAACTAATGAGGTAAACATGAGTTCAAGCAGGAACGAGGCCCGCATGGGAGTCCCGATGGACACCCCGGAGCCACAAGCCCAACAGCAGGGTGATCCCCTCTCTTTTGCTGTACCAACAGAATTGGTGGATATCCCTTCAAAGGGTAAGTTTTATCCAGAGGGGCACCCTTTGCATAATATGGAAACGGTGGAAATGCGCTTTATGACGGCCAAGGAAGAGGATATTCTTACATCGCAATCGTTGATCAGGAAAGGCGTTGTAATTGATAGGTTGTTACAAAGTTTAATTGTTGATAAGCGCATTGCCCTAGAACAACTGCTTATAGGGGACAAGAACGCCTTGGTGGTAGCCGCCAGAGTCAGCGGGTATGGCAACGAGTACGAAACACGCGTATCGTGCCCTTCGTGCGATAATACCGTAGAGTTCATGTTCGACTTGGATGAGATCCATATTAAAGAGTTCGAAGAAGACGAAGACCTTATGGTCAGCTTGACCTCTAATAACACCTTTAGGGTAGAACTGCCTAAGAGTAGGGCAATAGTCGAGGTCAAGCCTCTAACCGGCGCTGACGAGAGGTTCATCGCTCAACAAAGCGAAAGGCGTAAGAAGAATAAGCTAGCTGACAATGCGCTAACAACGCAGCTTAAGCGAATGATTTGCTCGGTGAACGGAGACGAGGATGAGGGAATAATAAGCAAATTTGTTGACTCCCTCCCGGCCTTCGACTCTAGATTTTTGAGAGGCACCTATGCCAGCTTTGTTCCTGATATAGATATGAAACAAGACTTTACTTGCTCTGAGTGTGACCACGAGCAAATAATGGAGGTGCCGCTCACAGCGGACTTCTTTTGGCCTAGATAACACTTATATAGAAAATGTATATGAGCAAATCTTCTTCTTAAAATACCATGGACACTGGTCTTTTATTGAGGCTTACAATCTGCCGACGAAAATACGCGCATGGTTCCTTCATCGCCTTTCCCAACAAATTGAAAAAGAAAACAAAGCAATGGAGAAGGCTACAAAGGGTAAATAATTTGTTATAAACTATTTATTTAGAAGGAGTTCTGTAATGGAAGAAAAAGTAATTGATTTAGGTGCAGCGAAAAGGCTTACGAAGCTAAACGAAGGCTTCTTGGAGGCTTTCGGCTATTTCGCGGAAATGGGCCTAAAAAGGTTATTTGGTTATGATCTCGGGGTCCCTCTCAAAGTAAAGGGGACGCCGTCGGAGATCAGGTCCTTTACGAACGCCTTGAATAATGAAAAGAAATACATGGAAGCTTATAAGAAGCACGGTTTAACGGATTCTAGAACACTAAACAACAAAAGCCTTCTTGATAAAGCGGTCGCCAAGTTTCAAAGTGCTACTGGCTTGAAGTGGCCTTTCAAATAGGAGGGTAACTTTTGGCTGAAGAAGATGAAATAACAAATACAACAATTCAAGATCTTGAAAGAGAACTTGAGATAAAAAATCTGCTTAACAGTGCAAACCAGGAAGGTTTGCGTGACCTAACAAGTCGGATAGAGGGGATGGAATCTCTTGGTGTTCTTAACGAGCGACAGCAGGCCGATCTGGACAGGCTTCTCACAAGCAAGCAAGGTCTTGTTGAGGAGATGGTGGAAGAAGCCCGGCTCTATAAGGAAATCCAAGAGCGGATAGCGGCAGTGAATAAGAAGATGTCTGAAATGAGAGACATTGGAAAAACGGCTGCTAGCAACCTAAGAGATTTATCGAGAGCCTTCGGGGTTCCTAAGAACTTTGAAAAGAGTTTAACCGGCTCTATCCTTAAACTCGGGATGTTGAGCGATAAAACTGAAGAAGGACAGGAAGCGCTTAAAGAGTTCAAAAAAGAGATGGGGAAGGGGTTTAGCGCCGGGAATATAGCCATGTCAGTCATGGGGACCGTAGTCACCGCGATGCAGGACGCGGCCCTTTTCTTGTTCAAGAACTTGAAAGATGTTGCGATCTCTTTTGATGAGATGAGAGCTAACATCAATAAGAGTGTTCTTAGCGCTGGAGCATATGTCGTTATCGCCAAGCAAGCATCAATAGAGAATATGCAACTCGGCGTTACAGCAGAGGTAGCCGGGGACGCCACTATTGCGATTGCAAAAAACATGGACCTTGCATCAGACGCTAGCAAAGTGTTTGCAAAGGAGCTTGGAGGAACTGTTTCAAAAATGTCTGTCTTGGGAGCGGACGCTTCTCAAACGACTAAGATTCTTTCCTTCTTCCAAAGAGGACTAAAACAGACTGCAGCACGGACAAAGGGAACTACGATGGAGGTTTTTAAGCTCGCGAAAGGCTTAAAAACTGACTTGAGTACGGCGTTTGATCAATTATCACAAGCAATGCCAACTCTCGCTGCCCATGGCGATAGGATGATGGAAGTCTTTAAGGACATGGCGGCCCAGGCACGGGCGAGCGGAGCTTCGATACAAACATTACTTAGTGTAGCCGGAAAATTCGACCAGTTTAGCTCGGGCGCCCAAGCGGCGGCAGCCTTGAATAGTCTTTTAGGCGGCGCTCTTTTGAATTCAACGGAGCTTCTAAGAATGTCCGAGTCTGAGCGACTAGAGACCATTATTAGTACGATCCAAGCCCAGGGACTGGCTTTCAAGGACATGGATCGTTTTAAACAGAAGGCAATCGCCAATGCTGTTGGAATTACGGACATGGCAGAAGCGAATAAGTTATTTGGTATGAGTATGACCGAATATGAGGGATATGTGAACCAAGTAGACAAAGCAGCAGCGAGCCAGAGGGCTCTTGATGAGGCCACAGCGAAGGCACTCCCAGTACTACAAAGCCTACAACTGGCGGTATCGGAGTTTGTTGCAGAATATGGAGATCTGATCCAAGACGTTCTGGACGGCACTTTGGATATAGTTAAAAGCTTCACCAAGTGGAAAAAAGAGGGCGCAGATATGTGGTCTGGATGGGGCGCAGTTGTAACTGGAGTTGTCGGATCTGTTGTTTTGGTAATGGGCACGATGTTGGCTATGACTATCAAAATAGGATTCGCAATGGGTGGTTTGGCGACTGCGGCAGGCGGAGTCGCCACATCTCTTGCGGCGATTGCAGCGGCAGGAGGCGGCGCAGCAGCGGTCGGCGGGACAGCAGCGGCGGTAGGAGGCGGAGCAGCGGCAGCCGCCGGAGGAACGGCGTTATTACCAATTCTTGCTGGAATTGCGTTAGTGGCCGGCGCTGTTTATGGCGCCTCTAAACTCTTTGAAGGAAACGAAAGAACTACCGAAACTGCGAAAGCCGAACAGGCGACGGCAGCCCGCGAGAGATCCCTCCCCCCACGCCCCCAGCCGGAATCGTACACTGTTGACACG